AAGCCGCCATCAGCATCGGCTACACGGAATACTTTTCCTTGATGCTTTCTATTGGCTGCGTAACTTGTCTGACGTAAAGACTTGCCAGATGCAACGTCAATAGATGGCACATGGAAACTGTCGCCAACGTCCATTTCGCCAAACGGATAGCGCGAAGACGTGCGCGTCCTAAACGTGGGCATTGGTAATTTTTTGTCTACTTTATACTTGATAGCCATTTGTTATTTCTCCTTTAACAATTTCAACTTAACCAACCATCAAACAGGATACAACGGAAGATTTGAGTTGTTCCCAGTAAACTTTTGACTTTCTGTCAATTCAAACGTCCGTTCAACACCACGCGTAATTAACCCATTCTTACGCATGAATGTAATCGCTTGGGAAACAGTGTCAACCAAGTCATCATGTATTCCCTTGGGAAACTCTTCAACTTCCGTGACAACCATGTCTGCCCATATTCTAAACAAATCAGGGTCGCCTAACTTGGTTGGCGCGTAAACCAATCCTTCGGCAAATAAATGTTGCACTGCATATAAACGTGCTGTCTTGTCCAAATCTAGCGGGTTAACTTCTCTGACGCTGAACTCTTCAATGCCGACCAGTCGCCTGATTTCCTGAGCAACGGATATGCCTGGGCCTTTCGCTTCAACCAAGAGAATGTCAATCTTGCTTTCCCGTGCCGTCTCAACAATTTTCTGAACCAGTTCATGGAACTCTAGCCGAGCCTTCCAAGCATTGGTGAGCATGATCTTTGGCACATCGGCACCCTGATCCGACTTCTGGATGCGACTTGTAACCGTTCCCTGATGATCCCGATTGACGATAGCCGTTGTTTCACCCGTATCGCGCCAGATGCCCCAGCACGTCATGGCCGAGAAGTCGTTCTCCTTCTTGGTCGTATAAGCCAAGTCCAATGAGCCGATCGTGATTTCCATGTCTGGGAATGCAGGCGCAGACCAAGGTTGCCACCACGTCCGTTTAATAATGCCGCCGCCAGCAGGTGCAGGTCGTTGCTGTAACTGACCAGCCGCACCATAAGGTCCAAGGTCTTTTTCTAAAAGGTTGACTTCTTCCTCGCCAAACCGTTCAGGCCAAAGCAATTCGCCTTCTTCCGTCCGTGGATCAGTCCACACCACATCATTCTCACCATCATTGGCTGCGGCTGGCTGAAGCACCGTATATATCCGGCGTTCTGGCTCAAACCGCATCGGCAGCATCAAATGCGTCCATGAACCTACGTCCTTCGTCAAGATATGCCCAGTAATATCCCGCGAATTAAGGCGCTGCTGAATCACAATACGACAGCCCCGCTTGCTATCGTTTAGACGGGTAGACCAAGCCTGATCCCACCATTCATTGGTGCTAAAGATAATGGCTTCCGAATTGGCTTCACGGCTATTATTAGGATCATCCGCTATCAAATACGTGCCGCCCATACCAGTCGTTGAACCGCCGACCGACGTGGTTTGCCGCCTGCCGCCAGATATTAAATCAAACTGGCTCTTTGTATTCTGATCCGCCTGCAACTGTACCTTGTTGCCCCAGCGTGATTGATACCACTCACTTTCAACCAAACGTCTGCATTTCAAACTATCTTGCAATGATAACGATTGACTATACGAAGCAAACAGAAACTGCACACCATTGCCGGATGTTGGCGATATGTCATCTTGCGCCCAACACCAAGCCGGAAACAAAGTCCCGACCAACGTGGATTTAGAAAAGCGTGGTGGAATGTTGATAATCAAATTGCGTATGTGTCCGTCAGCGCAAGCCTGCAAATGATCGCACACTGCTTGCATAGCAAAGCCACCACCAACGAACTCAGCAGGATCAATCACTGACCAAGCCTCCGCTGCAAAGTCGTATANATTACGCTGTAAACGCTTTTTATTCAGATTGAAACGCAATGCTTCCGCTTGTGCGCGGTTGAGTATACGCTTCTTCTTGGCTGGCCTATCAAGCATCGTCGTCATCTATTTCAACAAAGTCAGCGTCTTGGGTTTCATCATTTGGTGATGGTAACGCCAATACCGCCGTTAGCATAGCCTCCAACTGCTCCTGCTCGTCGTAGTCTAGTGCATCTATGTTGATTGACTCAGTCTGGATAGGGCCACCATTAGGGCCAGTAACCTCCAATGTATTGTTTTCACGCCATCCACCACGGGTTTTAAGAAAAAATATGGCCGCGTTTAAAGCATTGTTCTTGTCGGATACTGCTGTTTTGTAAACCTTGCTGGCAACCGAAACGATGGCTTTGTTAAGCCCCGTATCCAATTCATGGCTATAATACTTAACCAATGTATCCGCTTTCATCCCCATTAACTGAGCAATTTCATATTGCCGCAAGCCAAAAGCAGCCATCATAGATACCGTATTACGGGTTTGATCTGTTGGCTGATGTTCAGGACGACCGCGCTTTTTAGGAACTTTAACCTTTTCAGGGAATTGTTCTGGATGCAGTTCTTTATACCGCTTACTACGTCGTTTCGGAGGCGTAATGATTGTCATTTCCGCTCGTCTTTCATTTCTTCAAATGTCTTGCCTGATTCTTCGTGTATGGCTTTCTGTCCTGTAAAGGCTTCCCACCGGGCAACAGCAACGTCTACATAAGCCGGGTTCAGTTCTATAGCGTGGCAAGTGCGGCCTGTCATTTCACAGGCAATGATTGTCGTACCAGAACCAGAAAAAGGTTCATAAATGGCTTGCCCGGGCGAAGAATTGTTCTCAATTGGACGCTTCATGCACTCTACAGGCTTTTGCGTGGAATGTCCTGTTTCAGACTTTTGCGGCTTATCAATTTTCCAAAGCGTAGTTTGTTTCCTATCACCTGCCCATTGTCCGGTTGCCTTTTCTTTAACCGCATACCAACAAGGTTCATGATGCCAATGGTAATCTCCCCGGCCAATAGCAAAATTGCTTTTTGCCCATATGATTTGCGATCTAAGTTTGAAACCACTTGCCGTTAAACTATCAGCCACACTTCCCGCAAACAAACCAGCGTGCCAGACGTATGCCACATCGCCGGGGAATAAAACCCAAGCCTCACGCCAATCGGCTTTATCATCGTTAAGAACTTTGCCAACAGCCCTTCCGCCTATCTTCTTCCCATTACCACGTTCTGCTTCATTTCGCCAATTAGCATCATATTCCACCCCATAAGGCGGATCAGTCACCATCAAATGCGGCTTTACGCCATTAAGCACTTTTTCAGATACAAGCGCATTTGTACTGTCCCCGCAAATAATCCGGTGCTTACCAAGTATCCACACGTCACCAAGAGCACTAACCGGATCTGCTGGCGGCTCTGGGGTTTCATCTGGGTCAGTTTCGCCTTCAGTTGGGTCGTTCAACAGCCCAGCCAGCGTTTTATCGTCAAAGCCAATTAGGTCCAGATCAAAGTCCAGCCCGTCAAGTTCCTGAACTTCCACTTTAAGCAAGTCCATGTCCCACCCAGCGTTAAGTGCCAGTTGGTTATCGGCCAGCACGTAAGCCTTCTTCTGCGCGTCGGTCCAGCCAGTGGCGACCATTACGGGGATTTCCTTCAGGCCAAGTTTACGCGCAGCCAAGACGCGGCCATGCCCGGCAATGATCATTCCCTCCTCATCCGTAAGAACAGGCGTTGTCCAGCCCCATTCTTTAATTGATGCGGCTATCTGCGCTACTTGCTCGTCGGAATGCGTCCTAGAGTTCCTAGCGTATGGAATTAATGAAGAAACTGAACGCTGTACGACATTATTTGCTGGCCATTCCATATGCAGTCCTTAAAATTTTGTTTCACTTCCGTAATAAATATTTGTGATGTTTTGCTAATTATAAGCATAACCCTATGATTTATTGGAACATTTTTAATCGTTATCCCAACAATCACATCGCCACATTAGAACTGACCAAAATCCGTGGTGATTTGGTAATACCGATATGAACATCCAGCCCATAGTTTCATATTGTGGTATGTCTTGCCAACGGACGTATTTGAATGTTCCCAACCTTATTTGATTATGATCCAACCCATACACCCGGCTGTATTTCTGTCATTCCTTTATATTGGTTATCCATTTCATGAGTAATTACGGGTTCCAGCCGCTTTTCAGGCTCAGGTGCTGATTTGACGAACCTGGA